TCCTCTTATTGAGTTTGGATTCTTTGTCATTGTAGGCACAGTGGCAGGACTATATGGTTTTTTAGAAGTATAATTTAATTAAAATTGCTATGAAAAATTGCAGCGGTACGAATTAAGAAATTTACCATTTTTTCAAGAAGCAAGAGAAGCACTAGAAAATAAATGTGATTGTCCGCACTGTAAAAATAAAGAGAATCAAGTTGAAAATGCTGGTAAATATTATGAGAATTTAAGCAAAAATTGCAAAAAATTCAAAAAAAGTCACGACCCCTGAAAGGACTATAATAAACTTTAAAATTTTTTTAATCGTCGTGCTCATCCCAAGGGTCGGTTAAATTTTTATTAGGTGGTCCGAATGCCATATATATTCCGTAGCCAGTAACTAGGAACAATAATATAAGGATGATAGCAATTATCTGTCCTTCTGGTGGTAATCCTGCATAATTACCATGTTTAATTAAGGGTTGTTTTTCCCAAGTGCCTGGTAAAGTATATACAGAGGGTCTAGACAGAAAAAAATTTAATATCTGCATTGAATATTTATATTTACTTTTATTCTATCTTTTTCTAAAAATTCTTCAAGAATTAGGATCTATTGGATACTGTGTCATATTAGGAGTTCCATCTTCTTTATAACTATATAAAGTAACTAAAGCTGCTGTATCTGAGCATGCGTCGATTTCTTTCTCTCTAGTATCACAAGCTGTTCTGACTGCATCACGATAAGTCGTAATTGCTGTAGGTATTGCAGTAGATTTTTCAGCTTTTCTTACAACATACCAATCATAAGGAGATAATAAACTAGCAGCAGTGGCTTTTTCCTGTGCTTTTAATACTGACTTAACACCTAATATAACTATCTGACTACCATCAGGATTTTTTAATAAATTGCCTTCTTCATCTTTTGCATCTACATCATCAAGTGCTTTTGTAGATCCATCAGTGTTATAAAAACGACCATCATATGTTGGTGCGTCCGCAACTTCAGTAATTCCTATAGCAGTCTTTTCCTCTGCTGTTGATAATCTTAACCAATTAGCAGGATACTGAATATTATTATGACTAAATGCCACATCTACTGCTAATGGATTTCCGTTTAATTTAAATGCCATAGTTTTATTTTACCTTGCCCTACTATTTTTAAATGGTGCTTCCGCAAAAGCCAAAAAGACATGATTACCTGCATTTGTATTTACATGAACACCATCCGTTCTGCATTTAAATCCATTTGATAAAATGTCTATTTGAAAACTGCTTCCTGAATCTTCTGCATTATTGGCATTTGAAAGAAGAGTTTTATTGGCAACATTGTGTGGATTTCTTGCACTGTCATTCATAACCCAGTGCCTACCACTGCTGGTGCTTCGTATAAAAACCCAAGCTGGCCTAAATCCACAAAAAACAAACGTACCATTAGCATTGCCATTTCCAGTAAACTTGCCAACTTTGCTATACGATCCTACTTCACTTAAACAATACATTATATAAGTAGCACCACTTCCATTAACAGAAGGGTCGCTTCCTATCGTGACTGACGTAGAAGTTGGTGCGGTATCATTCAACATAATAGTACTATTAATTTGACCACTGGTAGAATTTATTTCCAAATAATAATCTTCTGGATCTACACCTGCATTTACTCCCTTGTGATAAAACATCCAGTTATCAGCAGAATCTCTTCTTTTAATAATTATGGAATCAGGTTTTACACCTAAACCATGACCCACAGTAGTTGATGACCCTGTACCTGTATAAGTAATGATTGAAAACCCTGCTGTTGCATTTACTTTTACAGTTGATTGAACAGATCCAGCAAAATTACTTGATCCAAGAGTTGAGTTTGTATTAATCGCACCACCCATCCCGCTGTGGTAGTAGCAATAGTAATTCAAGTTTGGTGCAGAAGCAGCTACAGTAATTATCAATTTTCTACTTGATGCAGAACTAAAACCAGAAATAAAAGCTGATGCTGTTACAGTCGATCCATCTAATTCATAAGTTACACCTGTACTATATGCAGATCCACCACCATGAGTTCCATTAGCTGTTGTAGACAGTTGCATGGGGTGAGAACTCATTGAACTATCTGACTGATCAAATGTATATGTTCCACCTTCTGCAAGATCAAGAGTTACAGCAGATGTACCAAAATCATTAAATCTATATTTATTACCAGAATCAGAAACAACTTTTACTGTATAAGTTGCACTATCTGTATCGCCAGCATTCCAGTTCCAGCCAACATTTGTCTGCCCACTTTGATTTGCTCTTCCACTTGTTCCTACTTGAAAACCATCGCTATTAAAGGCTTGAACTATATCAGCAGCACCAGACGAAGTATCTTCAGCACCAGTAATATTAGTCTCAAGTACGGCTGGTATTCCTCTTACACTATCAGTTAAAACATGGCTAGAACTACTACTTCTTTCTTTAATCCAAACCCAATCAGGTTGAAAATTTAATCCTGTGATATTTCTATTATCATTACCATCTCCTGTCCAAAGCAAATTATCAAAATGTTTATTAGGTAGCAGTATTGTTGGGTCGGGTAAGTTTTGTGAATTAAGTGCTTTATATCCTGTAGGAAGATAACTAAATGGTCTTTGACCAAAATTAACAGAACCAGCAACATCAGGTGTACCACCCTGACTACGACTTACTGCAAAAACTAAGTCAGAGGTATCACTTGCCTGACTTAGATTTATTGCTGTACTTGCATTTGAGCCATCTACTGTAAACTGAACTGTTCCAGCATCTTGGTCTATTTTTATTCCTACAATATCACCATCTCCATAAGTTTGAGTAGCAGATTCGAGATAACTATTATCAGCCCTCATTTGAGTAGTGCCATTTGTAAACTCCAAGATGGCAATACCATTTAATTGAACAGTGTTAAGTGTTACAGGATTTCTTACACTTACCGAGGCAAGACCACCGCCCGATGAAAAAACATATTCTACATACCATTTTCCTGTCTTTGGAATTAAAAATGAGCCTAACGCTTGCTGTGAACTATGAGAAGCAAGGTTAAAATCTAGGTTTCCATTTGAAAATGTCGCATAATTTGTTGTAACTCCAACAAGAGAATTTAAAGTGCAAAAATTATTAGTAGGTGTATCTTCTAAAGAATCATTGCCAACACCAGCAGCTACAGAAAAACCATATGGTGTATAGTTATTGCCGTTTCCAGAATAATCTTTTCCAAGTGTTGTTGCAGTAGTTCCAGAATTATCAGAAAAATTCAAATAAAAACCATTTGTACCGTAACTTCCTGTGTATTTTTTAGGATTCCATTGACCTGTTAATATATTTGTCTCTCCGAAAGATGCTGGTGTTAGTTGTAACCCATCAATTAAATTAAATTCTGCTAAATATCCACCAAAATATTGGCTATTATAAGCACCACCCCTTCCTATACTTTGTTCTGAATTATTGTTAAACCACCAACTGGTATTTTGTGAACCATAATTTTCTGTGCTAAAAGATGTTTCTTGTACTCCATTTATATAAAGATTTACCCTATCAGAAGCAGTTGATTGGGTCATGTCTACAGCAACGACTATGTGATACCAAGCGGACACATCTCTAAAAAGTGCATTGGTTTGTAAGTTAGTATCAGCACTTCCGCTAGGAGCATTAAAAATTTGAAGTTTATCAGTAGATCTAAATTTTATAATAGATTGATATTCACCATTTGAACCGTTATAAGCTGCTAAAATTCTTGCTCCGTTAGTTGCTGCAAGACTTGATCTTTTTACCCAACAACTGAAAGTCCACGTTAGTCTATTTCCAGCACTTGATGGAGTCCTTTCCAAATAAGTGTCATTAGGATCAAACCTTAAACTACGTTCTACTTCATAATCACCAGCTGCAGAAGCTCCGACTCTTATTGCATCATAAAAAGACATTTACTTAACATCCAATGAAACTGCACAATGGATTACGTTAGAGGATTTAATAATGTAATCAATCCGATCTGTAGCGGATGCAGTTGTCGTTAACGTAGGTGCTGTCCCACCTACAAATTTAAAAGCTGAGTTAAATGCTGCTGTTCTAGATCCTGTTCCATCCTGTGTAATAAATATAGAACCTGCCTGACCTACCACTTGGTTACTTGGTGCTGCAAATGTTCTATTACCACCTAGTGTTACTGAGTGATGACAGGCTGTAGCCATGTCTATTGTTATTGTTGCTCCGTCTGATAGTGCTGTAATGTTTGCTGCAGCTCCTCCTGTGAGTGATATACCTCCACTGGCTGTTTCTATTACCTTTACATTATTGTGATATAGTTCTACAGGTCCATTTTCAGTAAATTTTGCTATTGTTTCAGAACCAGCAGCATTTAAGAATTGTGTATTTGTTCCATGTATAAATAAATTCCCTGTTCCTGTGTCTTTAATTCTTGAATGTGTAGAGTCATGAAATATTTCTAGATCATTTCCAGTTCCAAATCTTATCTTTTGATTATCTACTAAATCTAATGGACTGGATAATTTAGTTCCTGTTACTGATCCATCAGCTGGTGCAACAACAGATGAATCTACACTCTGTCCTAGAACAACTGCGAAGAAACTTAAACCACTGGCTGGTGCTGTAGTGAATGTAAGAGTACTTCCAGCTATCGTGTAGTCTTGATTTGGATTCTGTATTACACCTCCGAGACTTACAATAATATCGTTAGCAGTTCCAGGAGATACATTAGATCCACTTACCTGAAGAGTGAATGCAGTTGTACTACCATTAAATCCACTGGAAATATCATCTACTTCTCTATTACGACCCAGTTTGGGTTCTGGTCCTATGTATGCCATCTAAACAAATACTTTTTATATATAAGTATTTTAAATTGACTAATCTCTTAATTAATCAGCAGCTTGAGTTACCCCACCATTATTAACCCATTCCAAATAATCTTGATAATCCTTATTTTCTTCATTTATTGGTATGAAAGCGTTATCTTCTTTTCTTAAAATTGTATTTGTAGATTCCTTCTTTGTAGAAAAATCTATTATCTTTTTATAAGTATAAGTCATAGTTAAAGCTCCGCACTTGCATAATATGGACCTTGAGTATTACCAGAATTAAATCCATTAAATCCATATTTAGTAATATTAAAGATTTGAGGAGAACCTGAATGCCCATGAGTTATTGTAGGTGCTGCTCTCATTGTTGGGTGGAACTCATATTGCATTGACATTGGTGATGGGAAATAGGCGGAAGAATTTGTGTAGTAATACCTCTGACATAAAGCAAGCTCCTGTGCAAATGACCTATGCTCAAAATCTGTTGCCGTGCTGCCTACTTCTAATTGAACTCCTGTAATTTCAAAAGTTGCATCATTTGTTGTCCACCATGTAGATGTAGCATCTTTTGTTCTTGCACTACTGCTATGTGCAACCCAAGCATCTTCAGAAGTTGAATTATTTGTTAAATCTGTTCCAATAAAAGGCCATAAAGCAAAAGCAAGACCTTTTCCGTTATCATTATTTATAGTTAAATTAGCATTTCCAGGAATTGTTTTTGTTACCTTAGTCCAAGTATCGGCACTTAATGAACCTGTGTCAAAAGCATAGCTGTAGTTAGTTCCATCATCTGTAATAAAATAACCCTTGAAAGATTGTGCAACACTTGATTTTACCCAAAAAGAGAAAGTTACGAAACTTGATGCAGAGTTATAATTCCAACCACTATTTGCAATATCTTGTGCTTCAAAAGAATAATCTATATATACATAATCAGAAGAACCAGCACCACTTGTTTGATTGCCATTTGTGACTTTAAATGTTTTTCTAAAACCTAAAGTATATGGTGTTGTTCCACTTGCAACATCACCTTGAGATTGAGTAAGTGCTTCATCATGTCCACTATAACCAAATAGTATTCTATCGACAGTTTGAAAACCTTGTGAAGTAGTTGATGTTCCACGTTGAGCTACTAACATAGCTCCGTTTATTGATAAATTTCTTGTTTTTCCTGTTGGAGTAGGAAGATTGGTTAAAGATGCTCCTGAAATAGCTGGTAATGCTCCAGTTAATTTTGATGATGTTAGTCCAGATATCTTTGCATCAGTTACTGCTGAGTTAGCAATATCAGCTGTCTGTACTGCATCCGCTTTTATTAACTGTACTTCTGTTTGTGACATCTACT